TAACTCAGCAAAGAAGTGTAACTCTCCTTTAATCATTTTCTTAGAGCAGTAAATTTCTTGTTCGAGTTTACCTCCCCATTCTTTCCACATTGGCTGCATACCAATAGGAACATTATCCATGTACTTTTCAGTTTCGTGAGTAATAAATACTACATCGCATTCTAAGTTATAGATAGTGTCTAATAAATAGTAGAACGCTTTGTTCCTATTGCCATACTGGAACGGCATAATCTTTGTTACGACTCTAGGGTTAGGATTGACTTTCAACATACAAGCATTTAACCAAGTATCTACACCGTCGATAACAAAGATAGGCTTCTCGCCTTTTGTTATTGATTCTTTGGCGTGGTCTACAAATTCTAATGACCTAGACTCACTATCATTAATATCAATAATGTTATCTTTGTTCATTACAATAGGGCAGAATACTTCTATTCTTTCAGTAGCGTCGTGGTGTTGATACCATGTTGATTCTACTCCTCTATCCCAATCAAGAACGAATATCTTTCTTTCGGGGAAGTCTAACGCTAAGCCAGTCTTACCTGTCTTTGGTTCACCCCAAATTCCTAATACCATTCTTGGTTGTCTATTCTCTCTTTTCTGTTTTAACAGTTCTCTAAAATTTATTTTTTCTTTTCTAAAAGTCATATAATTCACCTATTTCTTCTTTATTTATTTTTATTTCTTTTCCTTTAATCTTAGCCCAAGCATTGATTATATCACATAATTGGCTTCTATTGTCACAAATATATCTTGTGTCTTTTTCACCAACATGCAACTTAACCCAATAACTTTCCTCTAATTTCATATTTTTATTCCATGTTAAGAAATCAACTTCACCTAAATCAATAATGAAACTACCATTCTTTAACAGGAATCTATTTTCTATTATTCCTTTTCTTATCATTTTTAATCCCCATAAGGACAGGCTTCGCACCTAGTCGAGTATCAATTTGCTTCCACAAGTTTACACTTACACTTGTTTATGAAGAGGGGAACAACAAACCCCCCTTTGGAATTAATCAAAACCAATCTAAGTCTTCATCCTCTACTGACTCTTCTGCGGCGGCAGGATTACCAACTGATTGTTCAACTAACAACCCACTGGTGTTAATTGTAATTGGTTCTGCTTCGCCGTCAACGATTCTTTGTGATGTTCTACCAACAACAATAACCTTTGAACCTATGCCGAAGTTAACATCAATGTGTTCGGGAATCCAACAAGTTGTTGCTAGATTACCTGCATCATCTTCACTTAGTTCCATATCAGCCTCTTTGTCGGTAATGAACAAAATTCTGTTACCGTTAGCCGTTGGTGTCATTCTTTGATTAACTACGGTTCCTTCTACAATGGCATACCTATCTTTGGTAACTTCCATCTGCAATGTTTGATGTAGTCTATCTAAATCAACTAGNGATGTTCCGTGTTTGGTATAGTTCTCAAACAAACAAGATGCAAAGTCAAAAGAACTCATATCTCGATAATCACTATTATCAGGATTTACATCTTCATTTCTAATCAAACTATCTTTAGTTGCCATAGTCATACCATAGAGGTTGGTACCATCATCACTAGGAATAGTTTTGAAGTGTACCCAATCAAAGGTATCGGGAGCAAAGTCTACTCCGCCTTGATTCTTGTAGGAGAAATAATAAGATTTCATTTCTCCACCATCTACGCTTCCATAGAAAATACCGCTTCTTCTAAACTCATTAACTGGTAATGGTTTACCATATCTTTTATTTTCAGCACCACTAGCATAGTTAGGCATAGGGTCTATTGGGATAATAATACTACCATCTTCCAATTCTTCTGCACCTGCATTAAGAGTCTTGACCATCTTTTCAGCGTAGTCACCTTTGTAGTATCTAGCCATAGTATAAGTCTCATCGCCATTATCTGTAACAACTGCTACAAGACCATCGCTCAATGCTTTATCACTATCACGAAGATATTCTTCTTTTGCTTTGTTTCTGTTCCAACTCATCATATCTCTAGGAGATTCTAAGGACACGAAGAAACCAAATGCACTTTTAACTAAAGAGTTTGAACCACTATTAGTTTTAGTGGTTGCTCTCTTCATGTTTCCTCTCACATAGTTTCTAAGTAGAGAAACGCCAATATCGCTATTGACATCTACTCCGTTTTCCTTACAAATGTCTACATATTTATCTACCAAATCTTCGGTAGTCGTAGCCAAATGCTTTGCTCCTATTTCTATTTCTTTCATTATTTTTTCGTCTATATTCATTTTTTTCACTCCTGTTTAAAGTTGTCCTACCATCCATGATATTATCACTTTAGGGGTCATGGTAGTAGAACGGTGTTCTGTTTCCCCTATTATCCTAAGAAGTTTGAACTTCTCTTTGGACTCTAATCCTTCTGCCTCTAAGACAGAATTGTGTAATGCTAAACATATTTCTTTCACGCTTCTTCCTCCGTACAATATGTCATGTAATTTATTCAATGTTTCATTTGGTTTATTATTAAGTATTAAATTTAGTATTGCATCGAACTCTTTTAATGAATCCTGTACTTGTTTTCTTAGCGTGAAGTTTGAGGCTTTAGCCGCTTGAATTTCGGTAATCGCCCTGCGTAAATCACCATCTAAATCATATATAAAGCGAGCCAAATCTTCATCTGCGAAGCCTACGACCTGTTCTTTATCAAGAATGTTTTTGATAACTTCAAGAACTATCTCGTTCTTTAGTGGGTTGAATCTGTAGTTAGCACATCTGCTTTGAAGAGGGAAGATAATCCTAGACTTATCATTACAAGTAATAATGAATCTAATATTACTGGCGTATCTTTCCATAATTCTTTTCAAAGCATTTTGAGCATCACTAGTCATACCATCCATTTCATCTAATAACATTATTCTAAATGGTGCATCACCTAGTGTTCCGCTTTGTGCTACTTGTTTTATTGTAGTTCTAACAGTTTCTAGTCTTCTATCATCATCACTAGCATTTACTTCAAAGAAGTTATCTTTGAAAGTCTCTCCTAGTAAAGACTTAGCAAGTGCTATTGCCGCACCTGTCTTACCTGTTCCGGCAACACCGTAGGCAAGAACATTAGGCATATTCTTTTCTAATACCCATTGTTCCGCATCTAATACAAAATGCTCTTGTCCTGCAATGTCGCTTAATTTACTTGGTCTGTATTTTTCTGTCCATAACATTATATCCTCTCCAATTTATATTCTATTGCTTGTATCTTGCCTTCTACTTCTCTAATGGCTTGAGATAATTCCATATCAATATGATGGGGTTTGTAAACATCAACCCATTCTAAGTTATCATAAATCATTTCCATATCTTCTAATGCCTCTAATAATTCTTTGTAGTCTTTTAAATCAATTTCTATTTCTTTTATCTTTTCCGACGCTTTCATTTTTATTCCTCCTCTAATTTAATTAATTCTTGTTGTATTGGTTCATAGTCGGGTAGTAATACACCACCTAACCAATAGAGAAACAATACTGTTAATGTTCCTATCAATAGTTCTAACATTATCTATTCCTCCATATTGTTTGTTTTGTTTTATTACAAAATTTTACTTTCTTATAATGTATTCTAAGAATCATCTGTAGTTGATTTGTTGTTGGCATTCCCTTGGTTGAAGGTCGGCCTTTGTTGGTTTTGTACGAATACAATTTATCTTTTATCTCTCCTGTTGTTAGTGGTTCTTTTTGTAGTAACTTTGTTATTCTGCTCTTTAGTAAACTATTCTTTGGCATTTTGCCGCCTCCATGTTCTAAGTAACATACCGAATTGTGTAGTAGTCATTTCATATCTAACACGCTTAAAGGACAATTCCCCTAAGTTGGCATAGCCATACACTATGTCAAATATTTCTTTATTCGTTAAGTTCGGCTCTATTTCGATTACCTGTTTTATTTTCTTTTTTATCCATCGTTTGTTCGACATTATTATTATCTCCATTTTTATTTTTCCATATTATACAACTTGTTTTATTATCATAACCGACTTCTTCAAAATAACTACTCAATATGTTAGTTAATTGTCTAAAAGTTAAATCAGTTTTTTTAGAGGATTGTTGTAACATCCTATCATAAATTTCGTTAGTAGTTAGTTCGTTGTCTGCTACTATTTTTATTAGTTTGTTGATTGCTCTTTTTTTACCTGCACGAATCTTCATCAAAAATCACCCAATGTTGTTTGCTTAACTTGGGAAACGGGTTTCGCTTTACGAACCCTCTTCTCTCCCAAACCTAAAAGGCGGCACTCTCCATTATTTAGTTTGCTTTTAGCATACTTAAGAAAGTCTTCATCTTTAATTAACTGCCTAAAGATTCTTTTGTCAGCATTCTTAATCTTGAGTCTTCTTAACAAAGAAGGAATCTTAGAATACTGTTTTCTTATTGGCATACTTAATCTACCATAGAATCTACCATCGTACACATAGGCCAACATTTCATAGAAGTAGTCTTGCGACCATCTTCTTCTAACCCTACCATCAATAAATAATAACTTATTGGGGTTTGAGTTAACACAAAGCCAATTCAAGAACTGAGTATCGGATGGTTTATTCACCTTCAACACTTCACATACCTTGTCTCTATCACTCTCTTTCAAGAAATAGTTTACTAAACTAAAGGTGTCCATGTGTAGTGAGAAGGGTTCTTCACTTCTAGGTGCAAGTTCTTGAATTGACTCCAACAAATGCTTCTTACTACCTGCTCTCTTAATCTTACAAAGACCCTTCACTTCCTTTGGAATGTCTTTCTCATTGATAGAGGTCATAACTAACTTACCTCTATACCGTCTAATTATATTCAATAAGTTATCTTTCTGTGCATTGTAATGTATATCTTCTATAATAAGACCATTTTGAACATTAAGTGAATTTGCGTCTATTTCAAGTTCATTCGCAAATAACACTATGGCTTCAGGAAGTAACTCTTTTGCTTTAGTTGTCTTACCTGTTCCTGTCTTTCCTGTAATTATTATTGGTCTATCTCTATTCATATTTGTTAATCCCATTATATTAACTCCTTAATTTTGAAAAGTTCTTCAAGCCCTTCTAGTCTTAGATGTCTTGATTCGGCAACTATTCTAACCGCTTTTTTAAAATCTCTTAGTCCATCATTAGCATCCGGTAAGTCAACTAATAAATGATGAACCACTAATGCTATATTCTTTATTCCCGATATAACTAATATTGGTGTTGGCCTACTCTTATTTTGCTGTGGGCTAAACTTAGATTGTATTCCAAACTGCAATAGGCTCCTTTCTATCCCTTGGAGAAATGAAGCACTACCTCTAATGTTTAGAGTTAATTTAGTACGGTAGCCTATCAATAGGTCTTCGTTCTTTGTTATACTTATGTGACCTTTTGCTTTGGCTAGAAATATTCCTGTAAGAATATCTTTACTATACATTAGATTCGACCTCATAGAACCCAATAAACTCCGACTTGACTTTCATATACTCCAATCCTTCTAGTAGAAGACCTGTTAAAAAGTCTACACTTTCTGTTAGTGAACCACCCAACACTATATTCAAATTAGTATTGGGGTTTCTATTGAACATCATGGCTCTTTCTTTATCTTCTTCTACTTCTACAATGGTCATGTATTTCTCAAAGTCTTCGGGTAAATCTACACCATTTACTTTACAAGCAACATAAACCCCTTTAGTTAAAACGAATAAGTCTTCATTACTTAGTTCATCATAAACAGCAAAAGAAAAGATAGAGGCTTTACCAAATCTTTCTATGACTCTTTCTACTTCCGGCGGATTCATACTAATGCCTCTACATCTTCTATTGTATTTATATCAGCAACAAACTTATCATGTCGTATTCTTTTACATCTTGGGAATCTTAAACCGTAATTGCTTTTAGCATCTTGAGTAACTAAGTCTGCTGATACTTCTAAAACAACTCTCGGTAATAAATTGTATGTACCATTATTGAAAGTTTCTACATTCTTTCTAAGTTCATTAGTTAACCAAACTAAATCAGTTTCACTGAACCCTGTCCCAATAGAACCTACTGACTTGAAACCTCTATCACTCTTTACTGATATACCAAAAGTGCCGAATACATTGGCTCTTGAACCTTCNCCATATTTAGCAGTAGTAATAGCCACATCTAATTCAATGCGAGGAGGCTTATATTTAGCCCACCCTGCGCTTCTTTTACCTGCTTCATAGGGTAGGGTAGTATCTTTGACAATAATGCCCTCAAAGCCATCGTTAATCGCTCTATTATAGAACGCTAGAACATCATCACCCTCTTTCATTCTATGTGCCTGTTGAGGAATATTCTTCATTTTCTCAAGCCTTTCATTATATGATAAATCCATAATTGTTTCATCAGCAATCTTAAGACAATCGAACACCACCCATCTTACGGCAACCCTTTCTCTTGCTTCTGCATGGTCTTTAGAGTGAACTCTTGTTCCCATTAGTTTATGTTCAGCAGGTGAACCATC